AGGACTCCAGGTAATGAGTATAATACATTAGATGGAGCTGTTCAAACCTCAGATGGCGTAAAAGATTACTATTTAATGGGACTTAGAGATATGGTATGTGCTGGTGCTAGGTTTAGAGATAACACTGGTAATACTACTCCAAATACAACTTTTCCAGGAAACGCGGCTCAAGTTCAAACAAACAATAATATTTCTCGTTGGCAAAAAGGAAGAGTTATTGGAGCATACTATGGTGTAAGATCAACAAACTCTAGTAGCTCTTCTGCATGGAAGAATGTTTTATATAAACGATTTGAATATAGTAATGACGCGGCTGTAGATGTATTGTGGAAAATTCCAGATCAAATTATTTATTTTAATAGATATTGTTTAGCTCAATCAACTGGTTTAAATTTAGGTACTGCATATACAGTTAGCGAAACTAGCGATTCTTCAGATGCTTTAAAACGTATTCGTTTTCAAGGATTTCATAGATTACAAGTAAACCAAAATACACACTCCTCTACTACATCTCAATATGATGGTTTATATTATAAATCAAATGGATTTTGGCAAGCTTTTCAAGACCGTTGGTCTAATGAAACATCTCAAAATTATTTATATAAATTCAATGAAGCCGATATTGAATGGGCTTTATATGATGTAGATGGTCCTGATGTTTCTGCAACTCCATGTATTTATCGCTTAAACTCACAACCAATTCCGTTTTCTGCGTTTAGTGGTACATGGACTCCAGCCGATACAAGAGCAAATAGATGGTATCCTTGGGGCTTTAGATCAAATAATATTTTTAATGGTGAAGATGGAAATAGTAATTTAGATAATATAAGAGCTATTGGTGTTCATGGAATCCACGAAACAGATCAATCTAAACTATTTTCAGAAGCTGATCAATTTATTGAAGACCCGTGTGATGAGTATGTCTATAGAGTTGTAAGTAAACCAAGTGTTGTTAATTACTTAACACAAAATGGAATTAAAGATCTTAAATCATCTATAATTTTAGAATATGGATTTAGTGATTTAGCGCATTCAAATGGTACAGCAACTCCATTATCTTCGTTACAATCACAGTATGAAAGTCCTAGATTAGAACCCTCATCAAAACGATCTCTTTCTCGTTTGTTTGAAAGTAAAGTAAAGGTTTATGTAAAAGATGAAAAAATTGAAAGAGTATCAGTTGGACAAAATACTATAGATTATTATGTAATTACATTAGTTATTAGAGTTCCTAGAATTAAATCTATTGGTTTTTCAAGATTATTTAGACATTATTATACAGATACAGTATTACCTCCTAATGCATATGATGCTAATGATGATGCTGAACCAGAATTAGGGGTATGGACTTTTTCTAATCCTTTATTTATAAATGGTTTAGAAACAAACGGTAATGCTGTATTTGGTTCTGGTAATTTACAATTTGGAATTAATGGAACTTTTCCAATCTTTAGAACAATTCCCACAAATAATACTTCAGTAAATTTAAATTCATTTTCTCTTAGTAATACAACTTACTATAGACTAGGAACTACAGGTGCTGGTCGTATTGAAGCAGCCGTTAAATTTACAAGTATTGGTCTTCCAAGTAATCTTTGGATTCGTTTAGCTGTTTTAAACACAGACGGAACTACAGCTTTGCTTGATGGCGTTAATACTGATTTTGGTTTTACAAGTTCAACGTTTGCAAATTAAGGAGAATACTATGGGAGAAAAAGATCGTAATAATACTACTACAGTTTTACAGTGGTTCCAACTCATAGTATTAGCTATAGGTGTTGGTGGATTTTTTATTGACATTGGTAAACGTAGTCAGTTAATTGATAAAACAGATGCAGACCTAGCTGAGTTAAAGGTTATTGTACAGGATTTAGTAAAAGCTCAGATCCAAATCTCAACAAACGATGCAACTCATAAGATGTTATTAGATGATCTTAAAATTCGTGTTATTGAACTGGAGCGACGCAAATGAAATATTGGTTACTTATTCTTTTATTTACTTTAGCTAGTTGTAAATCCCCTACTAAAACAATTGCTGAAAATGCAAATACGGTACAGAGTGCAGCACAGTCTAGTAAAGAAAGATTTGAAAAAATAGATGAAGCCACTAAAACCAAGGATATTGATGTCGAGTCAATCCAGACCGAAGCAAAAGAAGGTGTTAAAGAACAAACAATTATTATTGACCTTACTAAGTCTACTTTAGTTGCGTTAACTAAAGTAGAAGACGAGGTTCCTTGGTGGGCAAGTTTATTAACTTATATAATGATTACTCTTAGTTTCTTAGCCTTAGTATTTATACTATGGTACACAGGATTAGGTAATTTATTAAAAGGTTTATTCTACTCCCTAGGTTTATTTATTCCCAAAGCTAAACTAGAGCAAGCCGATATAGCACGGAAGGCTCTTAGTCAGGATGATCCTGTAACAGCTCGGGAAATGGTTGCAGCATTACGAGCTTCTGATCCAGCTTTTGATGCTGCTTATAAAAAGTCAAGTAAAAAGGAGACTAAAAATGACAACAGTATTAGCTAGTTTTGAATCGTTTCTCGGTAGTGTTTGGTTTGCTGGTATGCTTTTTGTAGTTGGTTACATCGTAGGTCATGTATTCCCAATCTCAAAGCTTACTTCTTTATTTGGTAAGAAGTCATGAAAGAGAAGCTAAATGAAATGCAAGAAAGGTTAATTGATTGTTTAATCAATGACCTTAATGATCCTGACCGAAGAACTCCAGGTTTATACACCGTAGTTCGTGGAGTCCTTAGTGATCATAAAGATAAAGTAAACACCATTCCTTCAGAGTCTATTGAGGCTGTTGAAGCAGCCATGAAGAATGCAGTTCCTTTTAAGATTAAGAAAGCAGCTTATTAATTATGAAGAATATTTTAGGTTTTATTGTTGGTTTAATCTGCACCACAGCTGTTCAAGCAGAAGTTATTGTAGCAAATAATCCAGTAGTTGATACTGTTGGATTTTACTCTGATGCTTTTGATTCCAAGGGAGCATATACTTATGCTCAAAGTGGAGCTCAAGGCTTTAGTCTAGAAGACAATCACCTTACATCATCTATCCGATGGTGGGGTTCAGTAAATGGTTTTAATAGCCAAGGCTTAACTAATATTGATTGTTTCCAGATTATTGTATGGAATCCTGATTTTGAATCAACCGTAGCAAGCCAACGGATTGATCTTGAGCAAATTTCAATTACAGATACAGGTGAATACAATTTCTTTGGTCAACCTGTCTATGAGTTTTATGTTCCATTTGCAGTTCAACTGGCTGCTGGGAGTTACTTTATGAATATTGGTGCTCAACTCAATGATACAACTGGTGATCAGTTTATTTGGTCACAAGGTCAAGCTGTAAATCAATTCTGGTTTACAGATTCAAATGGTCAATATGATTGGGGCGATTGGCGACCACTACCTAGCTTTATTGGTAATACTGCTGGTGGTGCATTCCAACTTAACGCCCCAGCCCCAGGAGCTATTGCTCTTATGGGTTTAGCTGGATTTATTGGTCAGCGTCGTAGACGCTAAGGAGATTCGGATGAAGGTTCCCCAAGAAGTTATTGATGATTTTAGAAACCATTTATATTTTTGTTTTAAGCATCTTGGCCTTGGGGAACCTACCCGAATCCAATACGAACTAGCCCGAGAAATCCAAGAAGGGCCATCAGATGCCATTATAACAGCAGGGCGTGGTACTGGTAAATCTACCATTACTGCTTGCCTTGCTAGTTGGGAATGGCTAAAGGATCCAAATCTAACCTTTCTTGTATTGTCTAATACTCAAGGTAAGGCTATTGATTTCGTATCTCAAGCTAGAAAGATTTTATCTGTAGTACCCTATTGCCAGTATATGGTTCCTAGGGATATAGATAAAGACAATGCTCTTGGTTTTAACCTAGCGGTTAGAACCAAGTTTACACAAGATTTAAACTGTGCTGCCAGAGGTATCACAGGTCAGATTACAGGTCTACACGCAGATCGTGTAGTCTTAGACGATATTGAAATTGCTGGTAAGAACGAAACACCAGTAGGCAAAGAAACACTTCTTAAGAAATTAGCAGAACTAGAGTCTATTAGAAATAAGGGATCTAGAGTAATTTTTCTAGGTACACCTCATTATCAGGACTCTGTATATAATGTTCTTAAGGAATCTTATCCAATGATTAAGTACCCAGCTGAGATGCCAGATGCGTCTGTACCACATGAAACCGAAGATGTGGCTCCTTGGGTCCTAGGATTGGATATAGAGCCAGGGGATGCTACTCAGCCAGAGAGATTCGACCGCGATGAACTTGCCGCCAGACGGGCTAAAATGGGCCCTAGTCATTATGCGTTGCAATACAAACTAATTACATCTTTAGCTGATGCCGATAGGTATCCACTTAAGTTACGAGACTTACTAATTATGGATATAGATCCAGAAGTAGGTCCAGATAAAATTGTTTGGCAAGGGCAAAATCCATTACAAGGAATTCCTATGTTTGGAATTTCTGGTGACATTATTCCAGAACCTATGCACGTATCTTCTAACTATTTAAAGTTTCAGCATACTCATTTATGTATAGACCCTAGTGGACGTGGTACAGATGAAACAGGTATTTGTGTAGCTTCGGTTCTTAGTGGTACAATTTTTATTCATGAGCTTTTAGGTATTGAGGGTGGATATGATACCAATACTTTAAAGAAAATTGCTAGACTTGTTAATGAATACCAAATCCCATTAGTAAGAGTAGAGTCAAACTTTGGTGATGGTTTATTTACTAAAGTATTAACTCCGTTCTTACTTGAAAATTGTGGTAAAGTTGGTATTGAAGAATATCGAGTTACAGGTCAAAAAGAATTAAGAATTATATCTACTTTAGAGCCTGTTATGGCAATGCATAGATTAGTAATGTCTAGGAAGGCTATTAAAGACCAACAAAATCAAATGCAACTTACACGGTTACATCGTGGGCGTGGGGCTCTTAAGCATGATGACCGAGTAGATGTTTTATCCGCAGCTGTAGAGTTTTATAAATCACATATGGCTATGGATACTAATAAAGCATCCGAAGATTTAAAACAAAAACAATGGGAAAAACGTATTAAGGACTGGGCTAATAACTTTAGAGCCAGTGATTATGCCCCAACCAGTGGTGCTACACGGGTTGTTGCAACTAACCAAAAAAAGAAGAACACAAACCGATCTAAACAATGGGGTTGGTAAGGAGATAATATATGGATCCAATGACAATATTAGGAATTGGAGGAGCGGTTGCGGGTGGACTTAGTTCAATCTTTGGCGGTAAAGCAGCTGGTGCTGCTGCTCGTCAACGTAATGAACAAGCAACAAGAAACTGGATTCAAGCAAATACTAATAAAACTTTTGCTAATGCTAGAGAGCAATTCCAATCTGTATATAACTTTGAACAACAACTTAAAAGAAATGCTGCTATTGCAGAATCAGCTTATGCTACTCAGTTTGAAGCCTCAAATAACCTTAAAGAAATTGCAAGTTTTCAACATAGACAACTTGCTAGACAAAGAGCACAAGCTGCGGCTTCTTTAACTAATACTATTATAAGTAAAGGAATATCTTCTTCTAGCGGTTTATTTGCAACCCTAACTACAGCTCAGGCTTTAGATGCTTTAAATAATTCTAAACAACTACAACAAAACCTTAATATGCAAAAAAGTAATATTGATAAGCAATTTAAAGCTCAGATGTCTACTCAAACAGAAAATATCTTTATGCCGAATATTCAAGGTTATGATGATTCTCCTATGATGGAAGATGCTTCTGCTGCTGAAACTGGTGGATTAGTTTCTGGACTTCTTCAAATTGGTGGTGCAGTTGGTGCTGCTGCATTAGGTTCTTTTGGGAATCCTAAATCAACGGGTGGTCCTAAGTCAACAGGTGGTTCTAATCAATTTGGAACCGATTTAAGCAAGGCTCCATCAGGATATAACTATAACTCAACCGCTTCGGGTACAACTTTTTCTAGAACACCGCAGATGTTTGGATTTAGGAGTTAATAATGTCACAAGTAAATATACAAAACTTATTACAAATGCCTGCAATTGAACCAACACAGGTTCAACAAACTCCCGTTGAATATAAACAATCTTCATTTTCTGGAGGAGCTTTTGCACCAGGGCAAATGGCAAACCTTCCTGCTAAGTCTTCTGAGCAATACATGTATGAATCTTTAGCACAAATTGCATCAGGAACTCAACAAGGTTTAAATATTTTTGCAAACATTACAGAACAAATTGATAGAAAAAAGATTGCAGAAACCGAAACAACGTGGGATGCAATTGATGCTTTAGATATTGATCCACGTGAAAAAGTTAAACAATTTAATCAATATGTTGATCAAGTTTCTACACCTATAAGTGGAGAACTATGGAAAGAACGGATTGCCAATAAAATGGCAAAGAGTTGGGGTAAAGATGCTTACGAGCAATTTGTATCCGATGAATATACTGAACAAGCTAAAGCATGGGATGAATACGACGGAAAAATGGGTCCAGTCCTTACAGATAAATTTCTTGTAAAGTTTGAAAAAGATAACCCTTCCCTTACTGGGTCTTCGTTTTTACAATCACTACGTATTCAAACAAACCAACAACTAGAAAACATTAAAGATCAATTAGTCTCAAATACTTTAGTTGCTTCTTTAATTCAAAAATTTAGTCTACCTGCTGATATGGTTAAAGCATTAGCAGAAGGAACAAGCGATACAGAGCAAATGAGGGAAATGTATCCAGATGCTGTTAAGTTTGTTGAACTTGCTACAACCTCATCTAATATAGATCAGTTTAGTAAATTTATGGTTCAAGAGTTTTATGAACCAATTGCACAACAAGTTGCAAACTTTAATCCAGATACACAATTAGAAGTTAAATTAAAATTAGATCAAGTTTTTCCATCTATTGTAAAAGACATGTGGGAAAAGTCTAATATAATTAAACAAGGAGATGTAAAAAGATCTCAACAAGCTTTAGCTCTTACTGCTAAAACATCTTTTGTTAGTGCTCCAAATGTATCAACTTATGTAGAGTTTGGAAAACAATCAGCTACTGTTCTTAGTAATATGGCAGAAACAGAACAAATTACATATTTAGGAAATATGTATGAAACTCTTTATGAAGGTTTAGCTTCTGGAAAAGTAGCAGGTTATGGAAACTTTACCGATAAACCTCCCGTCGAACAAATTGAAATAGTCAATAAAGAGTTTACAAACTTATTAGAACAAAGTGGAATTTATGGTATTTTAAAAACAAAATACTTTCCACAATTTAAGGATAAAACTAAACTATCTGAATTTATTATTGAAGGTTTTAAAAACTCAAAAGGAGGACAAGCTTTACAAGCTTCGGTATTAGAACGAGTAAAAGCAAAAGCATCTGAAATAGTTCAAAAGTTATCATTAGATCCAAGCATACCTGCAGAAACAAGTATGGGTAGGTTTGTAGAAGAAGTCGCTTCTGCAACTGGAGTTAGTACAGAAACTGTACAAAAGTTTTTATTTACTGAACAAGGGTTTAATACCGAAACACTTGATCAAATTTCTAAACGAGATCCAGAAACCGTTAATGCCTTTTATAAAGCAGGGTTTACTCCAGCATCTCTTAGAGCATTAACTGAATCTTTAGTTGAAATTAAAAATCAATATGATAAAAATACTAAAGCAGGTCCAGCAAGTTTAAAAGAACAAAAGTATCAAACTATAGCAGATGCAAGAAAACGACTTTTAGTTGATACAGATGAACAACGAAAAGCATTAGAAGTAAAGAAAAATCCTTTATTACTAGAAGGACTTTCACCTGAAGCAAGAAATGATATAAGTTTTTTAATACAAGCAACAGATGCCGCAAACACTGAAATTAGAAACACAGCTGCTCAACTTGTCATAGAATCAATGCAATTAACAGCTGAAGATAGCGAACTGCTTACAACGGATAGACCCCTTAATGAGTATGAGCAAGATGCTAAACAAGCTATTGTTCAAAGAGTAAATGAAAAAAGTGAAGAAATGTTTGGTCAAACCTTAGATTCTATTGAAGTTTTTGATCCTAAAAATCCAGTAAACTTTAATACATTTTTAAATCAATTATGGACTGATCCTCAAACTGGAGACATTTCACCACAGGGTCGTTTGATGGGACTACGAGCAAACTATTTTGCTAGAGAAATGACAAAAAACATAGGAGAACCTGGTAGAGCAGAGTTTTTACAAAACTTAATTGGATTATTAAAAACCATTAACTCAGGAGATGTTCCTTTTGAACAACAAAATCCAGGACAAATCTATGCGGCAATAAATATGCTTCAAGGTATAGGTTTAGCAGGTCAAACTCAAGTTAGTGCTTTAGTAGATCAATCTAAAGGTGACTTTCAAATTGGTACTCAGTTTATTAGGTATCTTGCAACAGAATCAATTCCAAGAAACCTTAGAAATACAGATGAAGCAACCAGTAGATTTGTAAATGCTCTTGAAATAGGAACAAAAGCATTAGCAGGGGGTGAAACTCTTGGTACTGTTTTAGATCCCCTTGGAGGTAAAACAATTGGAGTTCAAGAACTTGCTAATAGATTTATTGGATATGCTACAGGAAATCTAGCAAGTGCATATCGTGAAATGCAAGAATATGATAAAGAATCGCATACTAGTAATGCTATAGCAATGTTTGGTAGAGTTACTGGACTTGAAGGAAAAACTCCAAACAATACTTTAGAAAATGTATATAATTTTTTTGTTCCCTTTTTTTCTCCTGGTTCTGGTTTACAAAGTTCATCTATTCCACATCCTTTTGATCCTGGAAATATATATGTTACTTTGCCACACTATGATCAACCTAAACTTTTTTCTTCTTTATCGCCTGACGATAAACTAATATATTACTTTTCATTAGCACAAAACACTGATCCAAATCAGTTTAAATCAGCAATAATGTTATCTATAGTTGCCAATAATACACTAGCAGATCGAAAAAACTTACCAGGACAGCAAACACCCGAATCAAAAGTAAACGCAATTAGTGCTGTAGCCTATGCAACTTTATCATGGAATGCAGCAAAAAGCGTTACTCTTAATACTCCACATTATGATGTTCAGTTTTTGCCATCTAGTCTTACAAACTGGGGACCAACAGTATTGAATAGAACCAAACAAAGTATAGTTCCATCAATTAACATAGAGCAAGAAAAAGACCAAAGAAGAAATCCTGCATTTGTACTTCCACTGCTTACTCAACAATATTTAGGAACTACTTATACACCTTCAATTGAAGATATTGCAGCTGAAATTGATAAATCATCAGATGAAAAAGCAAAAGCAACTTTAGAAAAGTTTGAAAAAAGGTTTGGTACTTCTGAAGCTATGGAAGTAAAAAAAGGAGTTAGAAAAGGATTAGATCCTGCTTCTCAATTTGTTGTAGGAATAGCTAGTTTACCAGGATATGAAAAAAATATAGACTATTTTTTATCTACTTTATCGGATGGAAACATTAATTCTCTTGAAGAATTAGATCCTACTGTACAAGCCATCAAATCACGTTTACAGGCTTTATTGAGACAAGACCCTAACTTAACTGTACTAGAAGCAATTGAACAAATAACTCCAAATGGTTTTAAACAAGTTGGAACAGTTTTACGTGATATGAAGTTAGGTTTAAAAGAAGATGGTGGTGTTGTATTTACAACAAATGGACAAAGAGATGTTGCTTTCTTAGAGTTCAATCAAACTAGGTTTGATCCTAATACTGGTGGAGACATAACAACTCCTGTTTCCACGGGTCTTCAAGTTGAACTTCCGTCTGTTCCTAGTGTTGTTAGGACAAACAATGTAATACTTTATCAAGGTGGAGAAAGATATTTAAAAACACTTTTAATGGTTGATTCTATTCAGAACGACAAGGAAATATTAACTAAAGAAGAAAAACAAAAGAAACTAGAAAGTCAAAAATCTGAAGAAAATGAAAAAAGATTATTAGAAGAAGCAAAGCGTCAAAACAGAGGATTTAAACTATGACAATGGCATCTAGTATTAGTCTACCTTTTTTAAATCCTCTAGCAAAGGAACCACCACCCGAAAATCCTAATCTATTTAATGAAAGAGAGATAGAAGATTTTCAAAGGTTTATTGGCCC